AATTCAGTGCCATTAGACGCAATTGGTGAAATTATTCATTCAGATGGCGGAGATTACTGGGCGACAGCGACACACCGGGCTGATAGGCACGAAACCATATATGTGGATAAGGCCGGTAGGCATTTCTATTTTGAGCACGGCGATGATTCGACGCCAAGAATTTATATTGATTAACAACCTTTAAGCGGCTGTTCCAGTACGGAGCAGCCGCTTTACTGTTTATTGCAATTTTGCTTTCAGCGCGTCCACCTCGGCCTGCAAATCGTCCAACTGCTGTTTATGCTCTTGGATGAGCTTAAGCATTGCAGGGATCATAATACGATCCTGCCAACTTTCCGGCCGTCCATCTTCATCATAAATCACTGCATTAGGATAGTGCTGGGCCAAATCCTCTGCCACCAAGCCGATTTGTGTGCCACCGACCAGCTCTTTGTCCCGACACTCCGGCTTGTAATTGTACTGGCTTACCTGCACATCATACAGCCCAATAGGATCCAGAGACGGATCTTCCAACGGCTTAACGTTTTCCTTGTACCGTGCGGAAGAACTGGCAGTTGTAATAACACCTCTGGTGTTGACCACTAAGGGAACCGTTCCGCTGACCGCTTTGAAATTGAGCTTCACATCTCCACGCGCTACTACATTGCCATTGACAGTCGTATTACTGTTAAGATAAATACTGCTTCCAAATAAATACAACCGATTGTCCCCGCCATTTGCACTTAATACAAATCCACCAGCAGATTCGATCGTATCTCGTACAGCTTCTGATCCATCAAGGGTCCAATTCAATGAACACAGTTTGAAGCGCGTCGCGGTTCCGTTTTGAATCTCTACTCCACCACCATTATGGCGAAGATATATCGTTCCACCTTCCAAATATGTTTTCAATTTTTTGTCGTATTGGCCATAACCAACAACTAACGAACTACCACCAGAAGCTGCATTGATGATTTCGCAACCAGAAAAGTCATAAATTTTCTTGTGGAAAGTAACATCCGTATCAAATGTTGTCTGACCAGCAACATTCAATGAACCGTTGCACCACATATTACCAGCCATTGTTACACCCCATACGCCTGTGTAAGAGCCGTCCGAATTCTTTTTTTGCACAGATAGAACCCAGTCGCTGTTCTTCGACGGCTTTTGGAAATATGCGCGATTATTTCCCACATCGCAATACAAAGCGTCTTCGTCTATGTTCCACCCGGCGATCGTGCCTTTATCCGCAAGGATCTCAATACCGGAGAGTCTACCGGCTGAAATGTCCGTAGCATTCAGGTAATACTGGTTGGTTTTTTTGTTGTAGTACACCGCAAAGTCCTTAAAGGGGCCTTGCAGTCCGGTGGTAGAAACAGCCATGCCGTTCTTATTGAGCAGCAGGCAGCGTCCTTTGGTCTTGCCCTCCGCCGCCGGGTACTCTCCGATATAAAGCGCGTCTGACACACCATCGCCGTCCCGGTCGATCAAAGCAGCGTAACCACCAACTGCGTTCGTGATAGAATCCGTGGCGTCCTGAATGCGCTGCGCCAACGGCGCTGTGACCTGCTGCATAGCCTTAGAGATCATGCGGGAAAGAATGCTTCCGGCAGAGCTGCCCTCCTGTTCTGAACGGGCATGGGCGGCCACATCCATAGTGACGGAGCCATCATAATCATACTCCACACCCATCAAGGGGATATGGTGATCGCCGGTATCGTCCCGGTAAGTGATCACATCGAAACTATCCAACGCCGGATTGGCCGTGAGCAATGTCATACTTCCCGGTCGGTACTGTATGCCCAGGTCGAATACAGTCTCACCCTGGTCGCCATCATCTATGTAGATCATATCAGATACAGCACCAAATACTTTTTCCGCTTGGGCCTGGGTGGTGATCAGTGGGTTATCGAAATACAGTACCTCGCTGTTGACCGACAGACTATCTGGTGCAAGAATATTCTTATTCCCATTGTTGCAACTGATCCCCAGGTAGGTTTTGTCCGTCTCTGCCAGTGAAACCTCTGTGACTGTGTCATCTGTCACCGCGTATTCTGCCGTACCATCATATACCTGGGCGAAAGTATCTACTCGCAACTTGCCTTCTCGATCAAAGACGGCAGCACAGCCGCAGAACCCGGCCACATAACCGATGGCGTCGTTCACATTATAGGCAGTGACCTGCTGCTTGCCATCATCATCTGTTTCCGTACCGCAAAGCAAAGAAACATCTACCGTGCCAAAGCCGGAGACCTTGCTCTCCACGCCGGGAGCCAACTCAAAGTTACCCTGGCGTGCCAGGTCTTTTAAGATTGCCAAAGGGGTCTGCTGACCGCTGATGGCGGCAGAATACGGCATAGAAAGATCATACATGTGGTCGTACATTTCCAAAGTGGTACATTCGCCGGACCGAGTGACCTTTTCCGGATAAAACACGCCCATTGGCACCCACTCCACTGCACCGTTGACCATACAGCCAAAGTACACCACGGTTTTCTGCCCGCGAAGCACGGCACCGGCGGGCACAGCCCACAAAACGCAGTTACACCCACAGGAGTAGGATTTTGCCAGCGCGTAATCATCATGGCTGATACTGCGGTCAATATTCAGCTCCATAATGTTATTTTGCTCATTTGGGCTTGTAGGATCCGTCTCATCGTTGTAGCCAAAAATGAAATTGCCACATTTAACCTTCACATAGATCCGTTCACCGTTTTTGATGGCTTGGTTAAACGCTGTGCTTGTCTTGTACATAAAATACTCCTTTAGCGCTCGATGGCGTCTACTTTGTAGTTGATGAAATACCGGCAATTCCTGGCACCGGAATAGGCTGTCCAACTGGGCGTACCAAAGTAGCAGTTGAACGAAAACACCGTATTCCCGGAAGTATCCTCCAGTTTAATAGAATGCCAGGGCTTACTCGCATTGTTGATCACGCCGTTTAGCTTGTCCAATTCCGCCCGGGTCAAGGGCGGAAAGGACAACTGCCTTGTTTTTTTGACCTGAACGATACTGCCGTTCATATAAGCTGACTTGGAGCGGCCCGTGTTAGAGGACCACACCTTTTCATCTGAACAGGATATGGCATTGAATGATGGGTTTGGCATTTTTGTGCCGTCAATATATAGTGGCATACCGTCCCTCCTTACGCTGTAGCCGCAACCGGGTCACGGCCTTTCTTTT